TTGAAGATAATGGAAAATCAATTCTTGGAGATTTTTCTTGGGATAAAAAATACCAATATAAGAAATACGAACGAGCAACAACGGACAACGGACAACGGACCTATGATGTTGAAGGTAAAAAGATTCCTAGTGTAACAACTATACTATCAGCTACTAAACCTAAAGAGTCTCAAGAGTCTTTACAAAAATGGAGAGATAGAGTTGGTGTTGAAGAAGCAAGGAAGATAACCCAAGCTGCTGCTTTGCGAGGAACTGAAATGCATTATGTTATTGAACAGTATATGAATGGTGTTGGTTATTTAAACTTAACTCCTCAAGGCGATTTATCAAGAAGAATGGCACACACAATAATAAAAAATTTAGAACCCTTAAAAGTTATATATGGTAATGAAGTATCTTTAGCTTATAAAGATTTATATGCTGGAGCAACTGATTTAGTTGGAGAACATTCTGGTGAACCAACAATAATAGATTTTAAACAAGCAAATAAACCTAAAAGAGTAGAATGGATAGAAGATTACTTCTATCAAATAGCTGCTTATGCATTAGCACATGAAGATAACTTTGGGCCAATTAACAAAGGAGTTATATGTATGTGTACTAAAGATTTATATTACCAACAATTTGATATGGATAAATCAATGTTAGATGAGTATAAAGATAAGTGGTTAAAAAAAGTAGACCAATACTTTAAATCCAATTCTTAACGTTCTCTCCTAAAGTTTTATTAGATATTTGTAATTTGTTCTGCAATGCTTTCATAATGTGAAAGTCCACACTATCTTTAGCAACAATATCAATGTAAGTAACATTTTTGTTTTGACCTATACGATGAGCTCTGTCTTCTGATTGTATTCTAATTTCATAATTATAATTATTAGAAAAATAGATTACATAACTTGCTGCAGTTAAAGTTAATCCAAAACCCCCTGTACTTGGATTGCCTACAAAAAATTTACACTCAGAATCATTTTGAAATCTATGTACTGCCTCTTTTCTCTTAACAGCATCTACATCACCATAAATATTAACAACAGAATTTTTACCATATATGTCTACTAACTTAGAAGTAATAGATTCTATATTATGAACATAATTAGCCCAGATAATAGCTTTGCCTTCTATTTGTTCTAAAATGTTTAATAGTTCATCCATCTTAGGGTTATCTTTAAATTCTTTTATATTGCCTTCATCTGTTTTTAAAAAACCATTTGTGATCTGATGTAATCTTAATAGTTCTACAAGCTTAACTGTAAAGCTTACTGATTCGTCTTGCATAATAGCAATGGCTTTTTCTTTTAAGTTATTATAAACACTTCTTTGTTCTGTAGTTAATTGAATTGTTCTTAACTGTTTGATTTTTTCAGGAAGATCTAAACATTCATCCTTCCTTACCCTATAAGAGAATGTTTTTAATTTGATATTTAATTCATCTAAATTTACATAATACTTAGGAATATGAATATATCTTTGATTGCCTACATGAACAGCATCCATAACAGCATATCTAGCCCTAAAACTATAGAAACTAGAGAACCCTAATAACTCTGGACTTAAGAAAGCACATTGAGTATATAAATCTAATGGAGATTTTGTTACTGGTGATCCTGTTAATATCCGCTTGTACAGGGCTAATTGCGATAGTTTTAAAATGCTTTTTGTTCTTAGTGCTGACTGGTTTTTTATTGCTGTACTTTCATCTATAATAAAAATATTTTTAGGATTCTTTATTAAAAGATCTTTAACAAAAGATACACCGCTTTTATGAGATAATGCTTCTGTGTTAATTAAATAAACTTTTAAATTTTTAGTATCAATATCTTTTTTAGATTTGTTCCAAGAGTAAATAGAGTAAGGAACTTCATCAGATAAGTGATTCGCAATTTCATCTTCCCAGTTTAAGTACACTGATTTAGGAGCTACGATTATGGCTGTATCTATTAAGTTTTGTTGTTTTAAAATACCAATATTATCTATGGCAACTTTAGTTTTGCCTGTACCCATCTCCATAAACCAAGCATATTCTTTTTTATTCCATGACTCTTGCAAAGCTTTTATTTGATGGTCGTAAGGTTTCGTCTTAAACTTGTATTTAATCATTGTTCATTATTAATTTTTTATTTGACATTATTTATAAGATAATTTAAACAACATTACAAACAAAAAAAGGAGGTCTTTATGGATCTTGAAACATTATCTTCATCAATAGATGTAGATAGTAGTAAAGTTAAGGATATATCCGTAGCTTGCACAAGGTTATTAGACGTTCAGAAACAAATAGCAGATATCGAGAATCAATTAAAAGAGATTCAAGAACAGGAGCTTAAGTTATCTGAGCAGATAATACCTAATTTAATGCAAGAGATGGGTATTTCTTTATTAAAATTAGCAGATGGTTCAGCAGTAGAAGTAAAACCCTACTATGCTGCTAAGATCCCAACCGATAAAACCAATGAGGCATTTCAATGGCTCAGGGACAACGGACATGGTGATTTAATCAAAAACAATGTAACTGTTACTTTTGGTAGATCTGAGGATGATAAGGCTAAGGAACTTATTGACTTAGTTCAACAAAAAGGTCATAGTTATAAACAAGCCGAAAAGGTTGAACCGATGACCTTGAAAGCGTTCGTAAGAGAACAAATTCAAAATGGTCGTATGGTTCCTTCCGATATATTCGGTATATACGTTGCAAACAAAACAAAAATAACAAACAAGGAGTAAATAATGGTTGCACAAACACAAGCACAAGTAAAAGCAGTAGTAAAGAAAAACGAAGCACCACTACCTTCAGTAGACATTGCGTCACTGGAAAAGATGTCTGGAGCAGGATTAGAAAACATTGGGTCACAAGATGTGGCTCTACCGTTTTTAAAAATCTTGAGCCAACTTTCCCCACAGGTAACTGCTGGTGATTCTAAATACATAGCTAACGCAAGACCTGGTATGATTTATAATACTGTGTCCGATCAATTATATGATGGGGCTAAAGGTATTAGAGTTGTTCCATGTTTTTATAAGTTAGAATATCTAGAATGGAGAGATAGAGGCAAAGAAGGTGCAGGGGCACCTGTTGCTATCTATGATTCATCATCAGATATATTAACTAAAACTAAAAGAGGTCCAGATAAAAAGGATCGTTTAGAAAATGGAAACTATATTGAGGAGACAGCTTCTCATTATGTTTTATTAGTTGATGACAATGACCAACCAAAAGAGTCAGCTTTGATTACAATGAAAGCAACTCAAAGAAAAAAATCCAGAAAATGGAATTCTATGATGATGACTCAGAGAAGAAAAGGTGTAAAAGGATTTTTTATGCCTCCAGCATTTTCTCAAATCTATATTCTAAAAACTATTTTAGAAAAAAATAGTTTAGGATCATGGTATGGTTGGGAGATTGAATGGAATAAAGATATTCCAAACAATACATTGCTTAATGCAGCGCAAGATTTTTACATGAGTTGTAAAAAAGGAGCAGTCAACGTTAAGCATGGTGAAGAAGAAGTTGAAGCAACTACTGAAGAAACTCCATTTTAATTTATGGACTTCGGTAGGTTCCTAGAACTCTTCGATGGATCCAAACGAAAGTACGGCATCTTCAAGCCTTCGGGCTTGAAGAGGTCGGATGGCAAAGTTGAAGGAGAATATAATTGGAAAGAGTTTCCTGTAGATGGAAATGAGCTTCCATTATTTACAGATCACATTGAGGGAAAAACTCCTATTGGTATTGTACCAACACGTCCAGATGGCTCCTGTAGCTATGGATGTATTGATGTAGATAAAATTAAATCAGTTGAAGAAGCTAACGAAGTATTAGCAAAAATAAAATCATGGGGATTACCCTTTACACCATTTAAATCTAAATCTGGTGGTATACACGCATATTTATTTATAGACGGAAGTGTCTCAGCAAAAGAATTAAAAACAAGATTAAGAACATTATCTTTAAAATTAGGAAGACCTAAAAAAACAATTGATATTTTCCCAGTGCAAACAAGATTATCAGAAGATGGAACAGGCAACATGTTAAACGTCCCATACTTTAATGCAAAAGATAATGGGCCAGAAAGAAGATGGGCAATAAAAGATTATGACATGAATGATCTTTATACATTGGAAGAGTTTTTACAAATGCCTATTACAAAAATAACACCTGAAGAATTATTTAAGATAGGAAATAAGTTTACATCTGATTATCCTCCATGCATGGATTATTACTTTGAGAATAACGTAGGAGAAGGAGAAAGAGATAAAGTTTTAATGCAGTTTGGATGTGTTGCAAGAAAAATTCATGGAGAAGATGAAGAGAAAATAAGAAATGAAATGCATGAATTTGTAGAAAAACATTTTCTATCTAAAGACGGTTTTAATCATAAAGAATTTGCTACAAAGGTATCTCAAGTAATGAAAAAGAAAGATGTGGTAGATCAAAAAGATGAAGAAGATATTTGGTTATATAAAAATAATTGTAGACAAATAGATGAGTTAGGACACTGCGATCGTGTTGGCTGCAGAACTAGGAAGTATGGTTTAGTAGAGAAGATTGTAATGGTAACAGATTATAGAATGCTTAAGACAATGCCTAGAAGACATTTACTTACAATGGTTAATGAACAAGGAGATGAAGTTGTTGTATCAATGACAACGGATCAATTGTGGACTCAAAATACAATAGCTAAAAGATGTTGGGAAGAAAACATTCAATGGACAATGCTGCCATCAGAAGAATTTCAAACAATGAAAGACAATTGGTTTACTCAAATGAAAATAGTAGATAGCTATGATGAAGGTGAAGAAAAAATGTCAGAATTTTTTGCAATACTTACGGCTTTCATTGATGAAAGAAGAGGTGGTAATGATTTAAGTCAAATAGAAATGGGATATGTTTGGAAGGAAGATAAAGAAAATGGAAGATACTTTTGGAATGTAACTTCATTTAAGAACTATGCAAAACAAAAATACAACAAAGCATATGAAACAAGTCTTGGTGAGATTTTAGCTAAACTGTGTGAAAAAGAAAAAAATAAATTTCCTGATAAAAAAGATGCTCATAAAAGATTTATTCAATTGCATAAAACATATCAAGAATACAAAGGTAGATGTTATTCAACACTTCAAACATTTAAAGTTGTACCAAGAGACAATACAGAGAACATAGAAAAATTTAAAAAAGAAATGAAATCAAATGAATTTACCGCAAACTAAAGTTAGAAATGCAGCAGATAGTATACGTGAGAATCCAGAGATACTTAAAGCTATTGCTAAAAAAACAATTAAAATATTTGGCCCTCCTGGAACAGGGAAGACTCATAGTTTATTAAATATAGTTGAGAAAGGTATTTCAAGAAAATATATGGTCCCTGATTATATTGGTTTTTGTTCTTATACTGTTAAAGCTGCAAGAGAAGGAATGGAAAGAGTTCTTAAAAAATTTAAAGGTACATATAAAGAAGATTCTTTTTCATTATTTAAAACAATACATTCAATGTGTTTATCAAGAACAAGAGATGCAGCATTAGAAATAATAGATGAAAGAAAACATATCCCTGCATTTAGTTATTTAGAACGAGGAGAAAAAATTAAATTAGAGGTTGAGAAGGAAGATGATGGAAAGTTAGTTATTAAAAACTATCCTATTCAATTATATGAGAAAGCAAGAAACTGTAAGATAACTTTAAAAGAAGCTTATGATAACGATAGTTCAGAAGGAAAGACAAAAGACTGGCGTAACTTAGTAGATATAGTTAATAATTGGATAAAGTTCAAAGATGGCTTCTTCATGGATTTTACCGATATGGTAGAGAACTTTTTAATAAATGACCATTCTTTTGAAACAGATTATTTTATTGTAGATGAGGCACAGGATTTAACTCCATTACAGTGGGACTTTGTTTACTTAATGGCAGTCAAAGCTAAAAAAGTTTATATAGCAGGTGATGACGATCAGGCCATACATGAATGGAATGGAGCTAGTGTAGAGGAATTTTTAAAGTTTCCAGGAAGATCTATTGTGTTAAGACAATCAAGAAGATTACCAGAAGAGATATTAAGATTTTCAGTAAACATTATTAAGAATGTAGTTAATAGAAAAAAGAAACAATACTATCCAGCAGGTCACAAAGGATATGTAAGCACAGATAATTTTAAATTAAGCCATATTAAATTTAAAGATTATCCTAGTGATACTTGGATGATATTAACAAGAACTAAAAACGAATTGGTTGAAGTTAGAAATACTGCCAGAGATATGGGATTACATTTTAAAAATGCAAAAGGATTAGGATCAGTAAATTCAAGTCATTGGAAATCTATTGCACTATGGAATAAATTAATGGAAGACCAATATATCAACAGAGAAGAAGTTACTTTTTTATATAAATATATAAATAACATAGAACATGGTTGGAGAACCATGACATCAAAGAAATGGAAATCAATTAAAGAAGATCATTTTAATTATAAATTATTGAATGAGAAATGTGGTTTAATACAGAACAAGGGATCATGGACAACGGCCTTAGAAATTAAAGTAATAGATATAAATTATATTCAAAAATTAATAGAAAAAGGTATTGATTATACCACTAAACCATTGATTATTATAGATAAAATACATCAGGTAAAAGGTGGTGAGGCTGATCATGTGGTTGTTTTTGAGGCATGTCCAAAGATATGTACTCTAAGAGACAAGACACAAAAAGATAGAGACTCAGAGTTAAGAGTATGGTATGTGGCAGTAACAAGAGCTAAGAAAGGTTTAAATATTATTAAATTTAGCAAACCTTACGGGCATTATATGCCACTAGCTGCATTAGGATATGGACATGGAATATGACAAATAAAATATTTTGGAAACAAGTTGGTGGTTTACATTATAAAAAAATGAAAATACAGCCGTCAGTATTTATAAATGAAAATAGATTACCTTTTGCAGAAGGCAATGCGATTAAATACATTTGTCGTCATAGATTAAAAGGTAAGAAGGAAGATATATTAAAAGCAATTCATTATTTAGAAATGATTATTGAGAGAGATTATAAAGATGAGCTATCAAATTAATATGACAATACCTAATTCAGAATGGGTTACTCCAAGTGAATTCCCGGATCTTTCACACGAAGATGAAATAGCAATAGACTTAGAAACAAGAGATGAGAATATGAAAACTCTTGGAACTGGTTGGGCTAGAAAAGATGGAGAAATAGTGGGTATCGCTGTGGCTGCAGGTTCTTTTAAGGGTTACTACCCAGTAAATCATCAAGGTGGAGGTAACTTACCTAGATCAAAAGTATTTAA